TTGCTCCTATTGCTCCTATTCGGTCTTTTCCAAAAGCGTTACCTTGAGTATTCTTATTTGTGACATTTTCTTTTGGTCTACCTAATGGTTTTTTCTCATCATATCCTTCAGGTACTTCATCTTCATATCTTCCTCTACCATATAAAGCAGCTAAATCATGTGGTGTACCATAAGATTTACCTGTTTCAAGCGGATCATTTCCTTCGTTTTCAATTTGTGTTACACGGAATTTACGTTTAGCATCTTGTAAAATCAAGTCTCTATATTCATCATATTGATCCTCACTTAAATGGAATATGTTTTCATATATCCAATCAGAAGGCATAATTTTGTTTTCTATCATTTGAGTAGCTAATTCTACTTTTTCTTTCATTAATGCTATTCTTTCTTGGTCATATATAATAGAAGGTGTAGTTAATGATAAATCAAAATTTACCATATTTTCATCACGGTATCCCTGAGTGTATAAATGGACTAAAGCGATTTTAGTTAATTCAGATACTACAATACGTTGAATACGTTCAATTGTACGAGCAAATCGAATATCTTCAGCAGCTAATGTTGCTTTACCTGTTAAATCTTTTTCATAACCCATAAATGCTTTTGGAACTTTAAGAGCAGCAAATAATTTATCTCTTAAATACTCAACATCTTGGATCCCATCGTATTGTAAACCACCTAAATTATCGATTTTAGTTGCTTGATCATTTCCTCTAACAGGTACATAAAAATCTTCAAGTAGATTTTGCATATTGTACTTCAAGTTATAATCACCTGTTTGTTGATCAATATATGGAGTACGTTTCATTTTAGAAATTGTTTTTTGCATGAAGTTTTCTACTTCAGCAGGTGCAATATTTCCAACGTTAATATAAAATATACGTTTTTCAGGTGCTCTAACGATACGGTGAATTAACATCGCATCTTCCATCATTGTATATTGTTTAAATAATTTACGACCTGGTTCAAGGTATGATCTACCATAAGGTAAAAAATTAGTATCTGTTAATAAACGGAAATGAGCCATTTCGTAATTATCAAAATACATATCATTTGCTTGGTTCGCAGAATTAGGTACGTTATAATATCCATAATTTGAAGGAGATGAAATACCATCTGGGTCAAACCTAAATCTTATATCATTTGGGTGATCTTTATCATATCCGTCTTGTCTTTCAATATGAAACGCATTGTAAGGGATTACATTATATACACCAAATTTTTCAGAGATTTCTAGTTTTAAGAAAAAATCTCCATATTTCAACATGTTACGAATCCAAGGCCATAAATTAAATTCTACATTCAATACATCATAGAATAAATTATATAAAGCACGTTGAACATCTTCATCTGAGCTTCTAATTTGGAGTACTTCACCCATGTCATTACGTAATGTACATTCATCAGCTAAAATATCTAACGCAGAAGCAACTATAGCATCTGTATCCATAGCATCATATTCTGAGTAAAGAGTAGGGCGTAATGTTTGGTAGTTAAAACTACTTTGGTAACCGTATATTGAAGTATGTGAGTTAGTATATATTCGGTTAAATCTATCGACTAAAGCATTAGTTTCATAATCACCCGATTGTTGGATTTTATTAATATCCATCACTTTCAACTCGCCTCCTTCATTTCGAATGATTACATCAGTTGAAAATAATCGTTTTAATCTTGAAAATAATCTAGTATCTGCCATGTTTATATTTTTAAATTAACCAAGTAATATCTTCTTGACTATTTGAGTAAGGGTTATCTATTTTAAATGGGTTTTTGTTGTATTTACTAGTTTGATCAGTTGAATATCCTCCAGAATATTTTGTATTATTATTATGGATACTATTTAACATACTTTTAGTCATTTCCATACCATTTTGTCTTAGTTTAAATGCTGTTTCTCGTAAAAAAGACATAATTGAAAACGCCATAATTAAATCATCATTGTATCCAGATTGTGCTTCTGGTCTACCATTTCTCCATATAAATACCTTCATTTCTTCTAGTAGTCTAGCTGATTGAATAATCGCGCCTTTATCTCTAATAGCTTCTTGAAATTTACCTATTGAAATAGGTCTAGTAGCAGAAGACATTGTAAATCCAGGTGTCATTTTACTATGGTCCATATATGGGTCAAAATAACTATCAACAGTTAAAGCATTTCCTTTAGGTGAATAATACAAATTATGATACCCTCTATCAAGGATAGTTTGAATAGTTGACCAAGCTATACTAGAGTTTTCAGGGGCAAGTAAAGCATTATTATATTCTGTTGCAATTGCTACAAGTAAATGACCAAAGTCTTTTGTACTAATTTGCCCTTTATATTCCCCTACTTGAGTATAGGTTTCAATATCTAAAATATGAAATGTGGAATAATCAGCTCCATCTCCTCTTGCAACGTCAGCTGTAATTAAGTAGTTTCTTGAATAATCAGCAGGTTCCCAAATCCATAGATTTTGATCAACTCCACGTTTTTCAAGTGGTTCTCTAATAAATGTTTTTTCGTAAAATTCAATCTCGTCAGGTAAAAATACAGTGTCCCCCGAAGTTGAAAAGTCACAATCACATTCTTGGGCAGCCATTTTGGGGCCTAAATCAGCATCTTGTTGATCTCTCCATGTTTGATCTCTTTCAGGATGTACATTCCAAGGTAATCTGATAGGTAAAAAACTATTTTCACTTAATTCAGCTGCAACCCAAGTTTTATGAAACCAATTACCTGTACCGTAAGGTGTAGATAATGCAATACAACCTCCACCAGTAGCTAAGGTTTGTTGAGCTGATGCCCATATCTCACCTATATTATTAATGAAAGCAGCCTCATCAATTATTAGTAAAGTAACGGCTTCTGAACGACCTGCATCACTTGATGCTGAAGTGGCTTTAATTTGGGAGCCATTATTGAGTCGAAGTGTTAATTTACTTTCTTCAGCTGGTTTGTCTTTTTCTCTAAGCCAAGATGGTAAGCTATTATACATGAACTTAACTTTAGTAACCATGTTTTTTGCAGTTTCTTGTTTTGTTGCAATACAAAGTACATTTTTATCTTCATGGAATAACATTAACCATAATGCATAACCTGCTGCTAATGTTGATATACCTAACTGTCTTGATTTTAATATAATTGAATAATCGTTTTGTTGGAATAAAGTTAAAACGCGTTCTTGAAATGGATATAAATTAAATTTAATACGGCCACGTTTTGGATGTTGGATGTAACAGTATTTTTTCATGAAATATGCTGGGGATGAAGCACATTTGATATATTCTTGTTGAATCGCTTGTTTTAGTTCGTTAGCCATGTTATTTTGCGATAGCAAATGTAAGAAGGGAAATTAATGTTCCCAAGAATCCTCCACCAACCCATTTAAGACTTGTTCTAAGAGTTTCGTTTTCTGTTTTGAATTTTTCAATATCTTTTTCTAAACTTTTGTTAATCACAAATTGTTTTTCTTTAAGATCAGCGTATGTTTTAAGTTGTGTAATATAATTAGTATCTTTTCTAATATAAAACATTATAGTACTATCCTGTTCAACTATTTTTTTCTTAAGTTGAGATACAAGTTTTTGTGTTTTTTCTAATTCAGCTTTAGCCGAATCTCCTTTAACCAAATCTATGGCTATTTTTTGAGCAACATTTCTATCAAAGCATACTTTATTTATATCGCTTTGAGAAAAAATCGTCAAGTTGAGAAGGAGTGTAATTGATAATATCCCTAATTTTTTTACCATAATATGAACGTATATCTTTTATTTCTTGATTTGTCGTGTCTATTTCGTTATCTAAAGAATCAATTTTATTTTGATGTTTTACAATATACCCATCTAAAATTTTTTGTTCTTTTTGTAACCCATTAATAATTTGACTTAAACTATCAATCTCTCTTTTTTGTTTATCATATTTAGATAAATCTACATTAACTGGTTTAAGTAATAACCATAATAGGAGTAAAATAATCGCACCTAAAATTAGGTGCGATATATTTAAAGTTATTTTTTTATCTTTTACCATTAAAATAGTTTATCTAATTTAGATTGGATTTCTCCATTTAACTTATTTAATTTTTTAAGTTCACCCATCAAATTTTCTCTCTCAGTTCCTTCAACTCCTTTAATTTTACCAGCTAATTCTCTCATTTTACTTTGAGTTTCTTTTTGAGCTTTTAAAAGAGCATCTTGGTTATTAGCTAATTTATCTAATTTAGAAGCTTTAGAAGCAGCTGCGGTTGCTTTATCTGTTTCCGTTGCTTTAGGCTCAGTAGTTGTTTTAGGCTCAGTAGTTGCTTTAGGCTCAGTAGTTGCTTTAGGTTCAGTAGTTGCTTTAGGTTCAGTAGTTGTTTTTTCACCTGCTACTTTACCTCTTTTTTTATCTACTTTAGTTAAATATGGTGTAAAATTAGGTAATTCTTTTCCAGTTTTAGGATTCTCAAAAAATTCATCTTCAGGACGATTCAAAAATTTTCTAATTTCTTGGTTATTGAATGTAGCTGTATCAACTCCCATGTCTTTACTCAATTGATTAGTATCAACAGTACCTTCATCTTCTAATTTAGTTAATAAAAGATTAAGTGCTTTACTTTTTGATACATTCTCATCTCTAAATTTATTTAGAGTTGATTTAAAACCTTCCATATCTGATATATCATATATTGGTGTTTCGTTTAGGAGATCTTCTTCAAGTGTAGATTCAGCTACACCCGTTTTTGTTAATTCAGCTTTTTTCTTTTGTAGAGCTTTAATTTCTAAATCAGTAGCTTTAAGTTGAGCTGCTTTTGCTGCATTTTCTTCAGCTTCACCCTCTCTTAATGCAATAGTAATTTCTTCACGTATGATTTCAAGTAAACGAGTTTTTTTCATTTTAGTATATTTTTATTTATAAATATTAGGAAAACAACGTTTGTTTAATTTTTTGTATTCTTTCCTCAGTAGAACCAACTAAAGCTGCAAAATTTTTCATTTTATGAGGATATTTTCTTAATATATTTTTAATTTCTATATCAACTTCTTCTCTATATTTTGCATTTATTGTTCTAACACCATTATCCTCAATTTCTACACCTTTAGGTGAAACATAGAATATATAATCATATTCTCTTATTAAATGTGAAGCTGCTTGGCATAATTCATCTGCTATGTAATATGGAATAGATTCTGCTAAACGTGTAAATGCTATTACATCAACTACTGTCCTATCAGTAATTATATTATCGTGAAATAATTCAGAAGCACGTTCAGCTAAAAATACAAATTGACCTTTTATAGTTGAATCAGTATTTAAAGGTATACCTAAATCACGTAAATATTTTGAACGCTCTGTTCTAAATTCATAATCTTTAAATTCAGGTAATTCTTTTAAAGCATTAACTATTGTAGTTTTGCCAACGCTTTGAGTACCGCAGAAGCCTATTCGCATATTTTTTCTTTTAAAATTTTATTAATATTTTCAAATTCTTTATATGATATTTCAATATATAAAATATTATTTTGAATACAAAATTCTTTTTTAATTTTATCTCTATATTGTAAACCTTCTAATCCTCCTGCTCTTTGCTCAAAATATCCTGTTTTTTTATAGTGCTGTTCCCCATGATATTCTATTATTATATTATGTTTAGGGAGGTAGAAATCAAAAGGTAATTTTTTATTTGTTTTTGGGTTAAAATATTTAATAAAT